GAAGTTCGGCCTCGTGGGCGATGAGACAGCAGGAGCCATCGCGAGCGCGAACATCATCGTTGTGCGCCCCGGCTCTGATGTCATGGGGGGTGCCCTTTTCGCGATCCTGTCGAGCGATGTGTTCCGCGACTTCCTGCGAAAGGAGAATGAGATTGGTAACATGATGACGGCGGACGGATTCCCGCAGTGCCCGGAGGGAAAGCACGACCCGGCGAGCTGTGATTTCTGTAAGGCCGAGAAGAAGAAGCATGCATACGCTCACATGCGCAAGCAGCTTCGTATGACTCGGTTCAAGGAGAACGTGATGAAGGAGTGCCGCGAGTTGTTCCTGGACGAGGAGTTTGCGACCAAGGTAGATGAGAACAAGAATCTGATCGCATTCGCGAATGGCGTGTTCGACACTCTGACCTTCGAGTTCCGCGACGGAAAGCCGGAGGACTACATCTCCTTCTGCACGAACCTAGAGTTCAACCCTAACCAGCCACATGATGCACATCCGTGCTGGGCGGAGCTGAACAAGTTCCTCCACGATGTGTTGCCCGACCCGACGGTTCGTGAGTACTTCCTCGCGTACCTGGCCACGTCTCTGTCTGGAAACAACGAGGCGCAGAAGTTCCATATTCTGACCGGTACCGGATCGAATGGAAAGTCGATGTTGATGAACCTGATGTCGACGGCGATGGGTGATTATGCATGCAAGGCTCCGATCTCGCTTCTTACCCAGGCGCGTGCAGAGTCAAAGGCTGCGGCTCCGGAGTTGGTTCGCATGAAGGGTCGGCGTTTCGTCACCATGCAGGAGCCGGATGAGCAGGTGCCTCTGAATACTGGACTGATGAAGGAGCTGGCGTCGTCCGAGAAGATCACGGCTCGCGATCTGTATGCGGGTTCTAAGCAGATGCTGGAGTTCGACCTCCAGGCTCGCTTCAATCTGGCGTGTAATGAGAAGCCGAAGATCAACACGCAGGATGGTGGTACGTGGCGTCGTTTGGTGGTGATCAACTTCGTGAGCAAGTTCGTTGCGGACCCGAAGCTGTCGCATGAGAAGCCGATTGATGAGTCGATCGTTCAGAAGTCACAGAGCAAGGAGTGGGCCGAGGCATTCCTGAGCTACCTGGTGTTTCTGTACGACAAGGGCAAGGGGTTCCGTAAGCTCGTTCCTCCGGAGAAGGTCATGGAGTATACGAGCGAGTACAGGGAGGACAGTGACGTGATCGCCAAGTTCCTCCGTGAGAAGATTCATGCAGTTGAGCAGCCGGTGACGGGTGAGGTTACGATGACTCTGTGGAGCAAGGTTTCGACGGCGTTTGTTAGTTGGAGGCGAACGAATGAGCCGAATAGCAAGGCAACGACTGCAGATCTGAAGAAGCAGATTGAGTCTACTTACGGAAAAGCCGTAGGAAACCGATGGACGACCTTCCAGTGCGAGGACGCTTAACTTTGTGGCTACGACGACGACGCGTGCGACGTCCACCGAGTACCCCCGTCGGCTGCGCAGGCGGGAAGAGCCGGTTCTTCACAGATGTCGCACTATCAACTGCGAATGACCCCACTGCGGACAAACTTGATACTGCATAGTTGACGTAGTCCATTGTTGTTCAAACTCTATTTTTTACTGGCTACCACCACGGGACGCGCCGATGCGGGTGAGGATGTACGCGCGGAGCAGGCTGATCGTGAAGACTACCAGGGCGAACGAGATGATCAGGTTCACCAGCTCCGTGACGACCTGGCCGACCTTGAGGTCCGCCGAGCCGACCTTGATGGAGAAGGACGTCAGGCCCTTGCCCGCCGACGCCGCCGGGGCGAGGAGCGGCACCAGGATACCGTCATTCAGCGACTTGAAGAACGACGCGACGACACTTCCGAGGTAAAACGAGGCCGTGAGGATGATGATATCCTTAGTATCGAGCATTTATTGAGAGAGATAGAATGTTTTTCAGCGAACGTCATAATGAGGATCCAGAACGAGGCTCTGAATCACTTGGCTGGGCATTCCAGCTCGTTACTCGCGTTTGATTGCGAGTTCTGGCACGTGGGCGAGACCTTTCTACCCCGTGAGGTGGGTGGGTATCGGTTGACTCGCTCCGGAACTTCGTGGACTCGCTCGGAGCCGTTCTTTGTGGTGTTACCTCCGCCTCCGCGCCAGCTGAACCGCGTCTCGTCCAAGTTCGCAACGGTGACTCCGGCTACGTCGGTTGTATTGGACATCATTGAGGAGACGGAACGGTCTGCACCCGAGTTTCTCCACGACGACGACAGTGTGAAGGCATACTTCGCAGATCCGAAGGTCAGACCTTTTTTGAAACCAACCTCATGGCTTTCGGGGTTCATGAAGATGGTGGGCGAGTCGACGGTGATTGTGAAGGGAGATATGGACTTGAAGGCGTTACGGTCTGCATGTACTCGCTACGGGATTGCGTACCATTCGCCTCTTCGCATCTTCGATATCGCGAAGAGTAACCCGCTGTTCAGTAAGCGGTGTGGAACCGCGAAGTTGGACGGTACATACCAGTGCATCTCGAAGGAGCTGAGTCCTACACTGAAGACGGCGTTTCCAGTTGGAAAGGCGCACAATCCTGTGTCGGATGCCGCCATGACGATTCAGGTCGCCGCGTGGTTGGCGGAGAAAGATATGCGTTGAATACAATGGATGTTACCTACTGGGGTCCCTCTGGGTGGCAATTGTTCCACTTGATTGCCGAAGGATCACCGACACCCAGTCGAACCCTTGTGCATCTGTCTCGCATCCTTCCCTGCAAATACTGCCGCGAGAGCACGGCGAACTACATGGCTGACCACCCGTTGACGAAGGGTATGAACGCCGGGAAGTGGTTGTTCGAGATTCACAATAGGGTCAATCATAAGCTGACGACACAATCGGAGACCGATCCGAAGGTCATTCTCCCCGAACCGAATCCGACATATGATGAGGTGCATCACAAGTACGCAGACCTTCTCCACAAATCGCCACACAACGTGCCCGGACGTGATTTCCTGTTTTCAATTGCGTACAACTACCCGAATAAGCCGGAACTCGACGATGTGAATATCCAGCAGGTGTTTATCAAAAGTCTCGCAGTCACATACCCGTTTCCAGAGCTGAGGAAGATCGTGGAGCTCTATCTTCGCACTCATCCGATCAACTTGAAGTCTAGAAACACCTATCTCCACTGGATGTATGGGTTACTCCACCGGCTCTCGGTAAAAACGAACTCACCCATCCGTAGCTTTAAGGGGTACACGCATCATGTCGCTTACTATAAGGCTGGGTGTAACAAGCCAACCTACCATGGAAAAACCTGTCGACGACTTGGAGATGGGAGCTACACGAAACAACGTGATCATAAGCGTACTCGACGGATCGCTTCTGGAGGTCTACTCGCGTAAACACGTGTCCGAAGAGACAAGCATGTGTATGCAAGTGTATGTGGTGGTTGCGGTTGTTGTGACTATGTTGTTTATATGGTCACTCATTGCTTAGAAGAACGACTTGCGGCTCTTGCGGCCGCGGCGTGTGTGCTTCTTCGCCGGACCCGACATGCCGCTGCGCTTGTAGGTCTTCTTCGCCTCCAGGATCACCTTCTTCAGGCCGTCGCCCTTCTTGTAGGTGCCGCGGTGCTTCATCTCCGACATCGTCTTCTTAACGTGAGTGAGCCAAGCGTTCGCCATTTTTATTTAACCGCGCGAAACAAAACCCGGACGCCCCAAAGGAGTCGGGCAGAGATTCCACTGACATCCGTAGGCATACACGTCGTCCATGACCTTGAACCTAGAAAAGGCCTGGTCAGGTGCGACAATCGCAATGTGAGAATGGGTAAAGGAACGCAGCTCTTCCGGCTCACGAGGGTGAGCGGCCTGCTGGTACGATAAGCGGCGAAGATGACTGTCGTTCCAGGACAGATTCAGCAGAGGCTCGAGATCCGTTCCACGCGCCTCGTTACCCGAGACAAGTACAACCCGCTCGGAGAGCGAATCTAACGTCCGATCTTCAATGGATCCGGAGAAGAGCTGACGACGAAGGGTGGTGTTCAGGTGGTACGCAACCCGGTTCGCAGTGAAGCTCTTGTCGGTGTGGAGTACGAGACTGAGAATCAAGGGGTCAAGACTAGGGAAGGCCTTCTGGAGAATGGTGGTACAGCACGACTCGAAGGTACGTGTCGCAATCCCGTCGTAGTTCGGCTTCAGCGAAACGACCGGCTCGTCCTGTGCGTCGGAATAGATGTGCAGCTCAATCAGACGGTATCCGCTCGTCAGCGCAGTCTCGAGATCCTCAAAGCTGCTACCCTGCACGTAATAGTCCACCAGTGTCTTGCTACGATCCTCGACCTTCACAACCGCAGTGTCCGATGCGAGAATGTATCCAGCCGCAACTAAGGCTCCAACCACAAGCAGCGGTTCCATTACGTAGTGGCCTTACTTTTTTGGAGCAGAGAACAACGGATTCACCTTCGCACCCAACACAGTTTCACCTTCAAACCGAAGCAGATTGATCTCTTCGTCGGTGATTCGTCGGTTCATCGGAACTTCCATGAGACAGGCGTAGTGAAAGTACAGGCAATACATTCCGCATTCCGACTCCTTGAACTGGTGCCGCGTAGAGTTGTAGGTGAGCTTCATCGGTGCTTCACCACGCGCATCCCACTGATCCTTCCAGCGGAACATCAGACGCTGAATCTCCTTCTCGGGCTTGCGAGCGTAGGAGTCAAAGTACGTCATGCGAGGATACGCCAGCTCCGGACGCATGTCGAGGAATGCAGCAATCCAGTGCTGACCGGGTCCATCGTGCACATCGGTGTTGAACACAATACCCACACGACGAATACCCCTCGCATACAGCGCATCCAGCTTCATGGAGCACAGCGTCGACACGATGCACTTCGACATCTCTGACTTCAAATCAAAGTCAATCGGCACACATCCAACGAAGTGATAGTCCGCGAAGACTCGCTGGTATTCGTGCTCGACCTTGTCGATATCATCCGACGACAGCCACTCGGTGGGGTTCTTCTTCCAGGAGGCCGGAGCACGCGGCCGCTTCATCATAGCCCCAGCAATGCACGTCGGTTCACCCGTCTTACACTT